TGATGTAGATGAAACTATGTTAGTACCAGGACAAGATATGAAAGTATTTCCTGGTAAAATATTTAGAAGACAAAGTGGTATGCCAGGTCAAGCTATACATGGNGTTAAGTTTCCNAATACNNCNAATGAAAACTTAATGATGTTTGATAGATTTAGACAACTAGCAGATGAATCTACAGGCATTCCATCTTATTCGCATGGAACAACAGGTGTACAATCTACAACTAGAACAGCGGCAGGTATGTCAATGTTAATGGGTGCGGCGGCTCTTAGTATAAAAACAGTTATTAAAAATATTGATGATATGCTTTTACGACCTTTAGGTGAAACTTTGTTTGCATGGAATATGCAATTTAATGAAGACTCACCAGAAATAAAAGGTGACTTACATGTTAAGGCAAGAGGCACAACATCATTGATGCAAAAAGAAGTAAGGTCACAAAGATTAATGACTTTCTTACAAGTAGCATCAAATCAAAATTTGGCTCCGTTTGTTAGATGGCACTCTATATTATCTGAAATTGCAAAGTCACTTGATATAGAACCAGAAAAGTTAATAAACGACCCAGAAAAAGCGGCTATCTTTGCAAAAATAATGGGAATGGCAAAATGGAAATCAACAAACTGAAAGCAATAATCAACAGCCCGCAATGGCATCTGGTGGAGGAACTCCTACAGGAGCGAATCCAGACGACATTACAGGCGTTGGTGGTGGAAACATCGGAACAGGAGGTGTTCCGCAAGCAGGGGAAAGTGGCTTCTCTGCAGGAAATACTGAAACTGANGGAACAACTTAAACGAAAATGACAACAACTTATAATGGAACTAATATTACTTTAGAGTATGATGCGGCAACGGCTACTTGGGGATTTAAAAATACAGCACAAGATTTTATAGATACAAATACTTTTTCTACTGCTGACCCTAGTTTTGAATATGCTCCAGTGCCTCCTGCTGAAGATACTGAACCAGAACCAGACCCATGTCCACCGGGATATGTGTATGATGAAAGTTTAAAACAATGTGTTCCAGACCCTAATTATCAAAATCCTTTTGTTAGAGAACAACCTCAAGGTGGAAGTGATGATAATTTTTCAGATACAAATAAAATACCATCTAATGAAACAAAAGAAAATTGGATTAAAAATGCTAATACAATAATACCTCCGGGTGAAGAAGGTGCAGGTAAAACAGGATATGAAAATTATATTGATAATTTAAAAGAAAGAGGATTTACTAAAGTAGTAGATGGAAAACTTGTATTTAAAACAGATAGTTTAGGTAGTAAAATAGGTTCAGCAATGCTTTCTAGATTTGGTATGGGAGATGAGCCAGAAGCAAAAACAAATAAAATTATAAAAGATTTACAACGTATGGGCGGAGTAAATGCTGAAATTACAATGAATGATGATGGTGAAATTGAATACATAAGTGAATTAGAATTAGCAAATTCTCCGGGTACATTTGCAACTTATAATTATGATGGAACAGATTTAACAGGGGGTAATTATACAGGATTTACTACACCGGCAACAAATATTTTAGGAGTACAAACATTTAAAACTTGGGAGGATTATGTGGCGGCTATTATGCAACCATTTACTTCAACATCTAGTCAAATAAAAAATACAACAAAAAAAGTTTCTGCAGGAGAAAGAATGGATATGGAAATGGCGGTAAAAGAAAAAGAACGTATTGAATTAGAAAAAGCTCAAGAAGAAAAACGCATTGCAGAAGAAAAAAGAAAACAAGAAGAAATTAAAACTCAAGAAGCTATATCACAAAACCAATATAATCAACAAGATTTTAGTAAACGAGATGATTCTGATAAAAGTGGAGGAAGTTATGGCGGTGGAGAACCAGAAGGCGGATATGGTTCTACCAGTGGTAGTGGAGGAACATCTTTAGGTTCTTCCGTACATGGAACTGGAAGTTATAATTCGGGAAGTTCAAGTAATTCTAGTAGTTCTAATAATAATGTAGGAACTAGTGGAATGACTTATGAAAATGTTAAAAATAGATAATAGGAGAAAATAATATGGCAAATGGAATGATGAATGACCCCAACGCTATGGGAGGCCAACCTCCTATGGGGCAACCCCCAATGGGTAATCCAATGGGTGGACAACCAGAACAAATGGGTGCAGTAAATGATGCTGTACTTGATATGCATCTTACAGAAGATGTTAAAAAAGCTCTTTCAGCAAAAGGCGTAGATATAGGCCCAGTAGCCGATAGAGGCCCACAAGAACCAGTAGTAGTAATACCGGTATCAGTAATTATGGCTAGATATAAAGGTGCTACACCAGAAGAATCTATGCAACAGTTTGTACAGGATATGACAGCAAATGCTCAACCTCCTGCTACAGAGCCAATGCCACAACCGGCAATGGCAGAAGCTCCTCCTTCACCAGAAGGATTAGGAGCACCAACAATGGATAGGCCACCTATGACAGCTTAGTCATAGCCCCAATGCGACTCTAGGCCACCTGTTTCCAACAGCCCCAAAAAAGGAGAATAAAATGGAAGAAAACAAAAAAGAGGAAATTAAACAAGAGGAAACTCAAGTAGAAGATACTCAAACAAAGGCTCTTCTCGAGCCTAGCCCTTACAAACGTAAGGCAACAGACGACACAGCTACCGTTTCAGAGGACACTTCTTCAGAAGAAGAAGCCACTCCAGATGAAGAACGCCCTGTTAATGCTGAAGAGAAAGTGTTTAAGAAGCGTTACGACGACCTTAAACGACATTACGATTCAACTGTCAACAAGCATAAAGACGATGTCTCAAAACTTAAACGTCAGTTAGAAGAAAGTGCTGAACAAGTACTACCAAAAACTAAAGAAGAAATAGAAGCTTGGAGAACTAAATATCCAGATGTCTATGATGTTATAGAAACTATAGCACATAATAAGGCAGATGAAAAAGCTAAAAAAATCCAAACTGAGCTCAAAGAACTGGAAAGCCAACAAGCGGTTGTCCAAAGAGATAAGGCCGAAGTGGAATTAGCAAAACTTCATCCCGATTATCATGATATAAGAGGAGATGAAAAATTTCATCAATGGGTTAGTGAACAAGACTCTACTATTCAAGGTTGGTTGTATGAAAATACATCTAATGCAAAGTTAGCGGCTCGAGCTATTGACTTATATAAAGTTGATACAGGGTATAAAAAGAAAAAAGCTAATAATTCATTAGAAGCATCTAAATCAGTAACTTCAACTAGCAAACGTGAAGTAGATACTGCAAATAAAAAAACGTGGAAAGTTAGTGATATAGCTAAAATGAAACCTACTGAATTTGCAAAACATGAAAAAGATATTGACTTAGCTAGAGTTGAGGGAAGAATTGTTAATGCTTAATCTTTATGTCTATAGGAGGACAAAATTATGGCTATAGGAAAAGCAGGCGGTTATAACAACTTACCTTCGGGTAATTGGTTACCGGCTATTTACAGCCAAAAAGTCCAGAAGTTCTTTAGAACTGCGTCAGTAGTAGAAGATATTACTAATACTGATTACGCAGGTGAGATTGAAGCTTACGGAGATACTGTTAACATTATTAAAGAGCCAACCATTACAGTTAGTTCTTACAACAGAGGTGCTCAAATTGCTCCTCAGAATTTGGCAGATGACCAAATTCAAATGGTTGTAGACCAAGCTAATGCGTTTGCATTTAAAGTTGACGATATCGAAGAAAGACAAGCTCACGTGAACTGGGAGGCTTTGGCTACTTCTTCTGGAGCATATGCTCTAAAAGATTCATACGATGCGAATGTAATTGCGGCAATGTTATCTGGTGCAGGAACTACTACTGGTAGTGATGGCTCTGGTGCAGACGTTGGTTTTGCTTCTGGCGAAGTTGACCCAATGGATATTTTAGCAACTGCGGCAAAAAATTTACATGGAGCAGACATCCCAACTGATAATAGATGGTTTTTAGCATCTCCAGAGTTTTATGAACAACTTGGAAATGCATCATCTAAATTAATGGATGCTTCTGTTACTGGTGATGGCACATCACCTCTAAGAAATGGTTCAGTTATTAATGGTCTAGTAAATGGTTTTAAACTATACATGACTAATAACTTTGCCGCTTCTTCAACTTCTAACTATTATAAAGTGTTATTTGGACACATGTCTTCAACTGCTACTGCTAATGCTATTGCAAAAACAGAAGTAATTAGAGACCCAGATTCATTTTCTGATATTGTTAGAGGTCTTCACGTCTTTGGCAGAAAAGTACTTCGTTCGGAAGCACTTCAAGCTAGACACCTTTTAATTGATTAGGGAGAACACATAATATGGCTACATATGACGTAACAGGCCCGAGTAATGCAGGTGCAAGACCGGGAAGATTTAGTGCAGGTGTAAGAACACCTTATCTAGTAGAAAATGTAATTGACGTTTCAGCAATTAATTCTGATGCAGGTGCGGCACAAAATGACGTACTACAAGTATTAGATATACCGGCAGAAACTTTAATCCTACATGCAGGAATTGAGGTGCTAACTGCACTATCAAGTTCTGTAACTATGGATTTAGGTATCACTGGTGGAGACGTTGATGTATGTGTTGATGGTGACACAAACGCTACAGGTTATTCTGCTTTAACAGCTACTGCAAGACCAATACTTGCTTCTGCTGATACGCTTGACGTATTAGTATTAAGTGCGGCATCAAGTGCGGGTAAAATCCGTGTTTTTGCTTTATTGTGTGATGTAAGTGGTGTAGATGAAACTGATAGAAACACTGACGCTCAACACGATGGTTAATTAATATAATTTGGGGGCTTCGGCCCCCTTATTTTAAGTGACAAATATACAAAGGATTTATGGCAATTATTGATTTAAGAAAAGCACAAAAAGGTGTTAGTGGACAAAAAATTACTCCAATGTATCCTACTCAAACTGATAATACTGAAATAGAAAAAAGAGTAGGTAATTTAGAAAATAAATTAGATGCAATACTAAGTTTATTAGAAAACAAAAAAGACAAAAAGAATGATTAAAATATGGTTTATGCTAGTATTAATATCTATGCCAAATGCCCCTTCTGTTAAATATAATGGATTTATATATGCAAATGAAGAAGAGTGCCAAATAGCAAGATATGAATTACATGAAACATATAATAATAAATCTACAGAATATAAATCTGTAACAGCTATAGATTCATATTGTGTAGAATTTGAAGGTTTTCCAATTGCAGGATTAAATAAAACAGGAGCATAATGGCAACGTATTTAACAATAACAAACAGAGTACTAAATGATTTAAATGAAGTAGAATTAACTTCCGCTAATTTTTCATCTAGTAGAGGAATACAAACATCTGTTAAAAATTTTGTTAATAGAAGTTTACATGATGTTTATAATGAATTAGAAGAATTACCAAGTCTTCATAAAGAAACTTACTATAATACTAATAGTGGTCAAAGAGAATATACATTACCTACAACAGATTCTCCACAAAGTGGTGATTTACCATGGCGTAAAATTGATTGGGATACAGTTTATTTAAAACCAAAAGAGTTAGTTACTAATGGAGAATTTACTTCTAATATTACTAGTTGGACTACAATAGCAGGTAGTGGTAGTGCCGCTTACAATAGTGGTGGTAATGGTAGATTAAGATTAAATGACTATGCCGCTTATCAAGCTATTACAACAAGTAAAAACACAGAATACAGATTACAAGTAAAAGTATATGATTCTAATAGTTTAGGACAAGCATTAAAAGTACAAGTAGGTACTGCGGCAGAAGGAACACAAAATTTAAATACAACATTAACTGTAGAAGATTTTGGTGATGGTGCAGTTTTAGATACAACTTTTACAGCAACAGCACAAACAAGTTATATTACAGTAAATAATACAGTTACAACAACTAATTTAGATGTAGATTATATTCGTATATCTAGAAATACAGGCCCTAAAAAATTAAGATACATTTCTTATGATGATTATATTAGACAATACTCAGAAAGAGATAAAGCTAATTTAAGTACTTCTCAAGGAGAACCTAAATATATTTATAAAACTCAAAGTGGTAAATTTGGATTAAGTCCAGTACCAGATAGAAACGATTATTCTATAGTTATTGAATATTGGAAAGAACATACTGAATTATCAGCACATGGAGATACTCCAGATTTAGATGATAGATATGCAGATTTAATTGTTACAAAAGCTAGATACTATGCATATAATTTACGTTCTGACCCAGAACATGCAATGATTGCAAATAAAGAATATGAAGATGGATTAAAACGTTTACAAAAAGATTTAGTATCAAAACAAGAATACATGCGTGATGAAAGAGTTAATCTTCGTCATTATGGTAGAGGAATAATGTAGTGCCAAATACTTCACAGTTAACACCTACAGTTGTAAGTTGTTTTGGTGGATTAGTTTTAAATAAAGATATCTTCTCAATGAGACCGGGAGAAGCTTTACAATTACAAAATTTTGAACCAGATATTGCAGGTGGCTATAAAAAAATATTAGGCACAACAGCATATAATTCAAATATTGTACCTCAAGTATCTTCATCAAGTGAAATTGTAGATATGGTAGCAATATTTAATGATGTAGTATTAGCGGCTAGAGGTGGTACAGTTTCTTATGCAGGAACAAGTGGTTCATGGACTTCTGTAGCTACAGGAAAAGGCACATCATTTAGATATGATTTTGAACGTTATAACTATAACGGAACAGAAAAAATAATGATAGCAACTGGCTCAGATAGTGCTTTTTCTATTGACACATCGTATAATGTTGATATAATAAATGCAACAGGTGGTGGTACTGCTCCAACAGCACCTAAGTTTGTAGCATCATTTAAAAATCATATGTTCTACGCAGGTATGTCAAATGCCATATCTAGTGTTACATTTTCTGGCCCATTTACAGAAGATGATTTTGATACGGGCGGAGGAACAATAAAAGTTGATACAACTATTGTAGGACTCAAAGTTTTCCGTGAAGAATTATTTGTATTTGGTGAAGATAGAATATTTAAAATAACTGG